GCTAGCATTCAACATAACGTCACGATTCATAATGCGCACTAAATTTCTAATGGTCATCATTCTTAACAGCTTTACCGTAAATCCTATTCTTTAACCTACCTGCAACCCAAGCAAGAATGTCATAAAAAATGAGAGCTGAAATAACCGCGAAAAATACCGTTGAGCCAATATACAAATCCAGTGCTTTTAATAATTCAATCATATCCAATTCAGTCATATCAAAATCCTATCTACCTAAAAATCAACTATAAAATTTGCGTTTCCCGACCTTTTATCTCATCACCTCGATCCAAAGTTTCTTGTTCCTGGACGTGAGTGTTCGGGTTGTAATTTGGGTTACAAATAACAGGCTTTTGCACATCTTCAAGCTTAAGAATCGCCAAGCACTGAGACTTAGCAATAACCGTTAACCCCATGTTGTTTGGATAAAATAATTCATCGGTATCCGCATCGTAAAACGAATACACGTAATAACTTTCACCCGTATTTCGACGAACATAAACACTGCCAGAAATGAACACGTTGGTCGTGTATTTAGAAACCAGATTTACTATCTGAGTACTGGGCGAACTGGAGCTTTCATCCAATTCAGTTGGAGTATGTAGCGCAGCTGGCTCAACCTCGGCAACCTCAGAATCTGGGTACAACGTTTTATAGGTTTCATAGAGATACCAGCAACTTAACCCCAACACCCCCAAGAAAAAAGGAAGCAACAACAACATTCTAGGAAACTCAAATTTATGCGTATGTATCTCGGCCGACCAATACAAACCATAAAAATCTTTATCTCTGTTTATCGGTGATTTCTTTGCCTGCTTCTTCTGATGATAATCATTAAAATCGGAATATTTACGAGCTTCATACCTTGTCACCTGACCACCGCCAAACGGGTTATAAAACTCAACGTGTTTATTCACCAACTTTCTGATATTGGCATCAATCAAAGTGCCATGCTGAGTAATCAAATGAACGTCATGACCATCATGGCGATGTGTTTCAAATTTACCGATGTATTCCGGTTTTTTCGAACCCACAGGTCTGGGTGGAAAAAATTGCTGGCATTCATCAATTAAAATTACAGAGCTTTTGGGCAACTCAAACCATTTATGCGCATCTTCAAAACGCCTGAAATGGAGGTTAAAACGCTCAACCATTTCGAATTTATCACACTGAAAATCTTCGCTCGCAGACAATACATTTTCCATCGGCTCCAGAGCTTCTTTTTTGTAGACCCTGCGAACCCAATATAACCAAGTCTCAAAATGGTCATGAGAATCATATTGTGCAGCCAAAAACGGAACGTGATCCTTTGATAAAAATTCACCCTCATCATGCACGGGTTTCATTATCTTAATCAGACGGGTTTTCAAGGTCTTATCTTTTAACCGAGGAAAAAACCACCCATAAAACCAACCTTCAAAAGATTTCGCCACTTCCATATCCAACATCAATATTTTTATGTTGGTGTAATAATACGGCCTGGAACTGTCATGCTCTTTCACTAGCTCACGCAAAGAATTCAATGATTTTGACGCACCCGGTAAACCCGTTCTTAAAATGATCATCCCCTATCCTCCCGATTTACCAATATTCAAACGTGAAAAATTCCCTGCCTTTGTTACGCCCTTAAAAGTCATCAACGCAATCATTCCAGAGAAAAGAATATTAAGAGCAGAATCAACACCCGCCAAACCCATTATTTTTAATATATCGGAAGGTAAACCAGACATCTGATTTATCATCTCAGTCATAATATTCTCAACAAAAACAAATAAGCCTGTAAATGTTGCAATACCAAAACCTAAAGAAACCCCCAAACGAACCAATATACTTTTTAATAACGGAACCAAGAAAGGCATAAATGCCAATAACCAAGTAAATATCGCAGCCATAAATCCCCCTTAACCAAACTTAACGAACGCCCAGACCACAGCCAAAAACGCACTCAAATGTAAAAATATCTTTAATATTTCTGAAAGGTCACATATTGGCTGATAAGAAACATCAAATGACCCAAGTTCAAAACCTAACGCCTCACCCATATCTATTTTTGCAGGAGCAGGACAACCCGACTCAATATTAAAACCATTCTCGGAAGTGTATTTATCTAATGCCAATGTCTTAGATTCACCATATAGATTATTAATGTCTGAATCAGGTGAATTAATATAATCTTTCAAACCTTTATCAAAGTTATCCCCTGCATTTCCATCCGCAAATAAATTTTGCGATTCACACTGATTTTGCCATTCCTTACGAGCGATATAACAAGCAATCTCATCTCCCTCACAAGTAAATGAAGAACAACTATCGCCACTAATTGAACCTGAATTACCAGAGCCAGTATCAATACCATTAATAGCATCAACAATTGCCTTAGATTTTTGATTTAAAGATTCCAAAATTCTGTCGTTGTAATAACCATCCAACTCATTGGATTCATTAATCGCATCAACAATATCAGAAGTAGATTCCATTTCTAATTTCTTCATGTTTTCATACATTTCTATTTCTTTATTAATTGACTCGACAATCGAATCAGAAATGTTTTGCAAATGTTCCTGATTTTGCTGTAACTCATCTAATATTAGAGCCACGTTTTCATTATTATCCTTATTTAACTCAGTAATAAGATTATTTATATCATGATTCTGTTCTTTCAATGCTTGAATAACACCGGATAAATCACCAGAATTCCCCCCCTCTACAGAAGGAGGTGGGCTAACGTTAATCGGTGCATTATTGGGGTCTCCTGGAGAGGTTGGCGTATCAACAGTATCTAATGGGGAGGTTGGGTCAGTCATTTCATGATCTTGTTCAGCATAAGAGCCGCCGTAACATTTCCATTTCTCACCGCTATAGCCACACTTTGCCGACTGGTCATACTGACCCGCAGTATCAGGCACACCGTCACCGTTTTTATCTTCTCTACACACCCACTGGTCTTGGTTGAGCTGCATACAACCCTCGGGGATTTTATCGGGAACCGAGCCGCCTTGAGTCATTCCATCCCCCGTGCCGCAATTCTTACCCGTATAGACAAACTCACCTACACAGTCACCACCTGCTGTAGTGCAAAGGCTTAAACCGGAGGTAATCAGCTCACAGCTACGTGCACAAATCGTAGGACGACTACCATATTTAAAATAGTCCCATGTTTTATCCCCTGTTTTCTTTCCAGAGAGTGATTCGCAAATACTTTCACACATACCAGTAGAGGGATTAATTACAGAGCCAGCAGGACAACCAGCAACATTTTTCACATAAGCAATAATTGCTTTACCTTTATAAGGTCCTGTTTTTGCCCTTACAATGCCACTACTTACACCAATGGATTTAATATAAGAATCATCAGCCTTATTTCTCGTGCCGACACACATCTCTTCAAAATGCGCTTGCGTCAATACTTTCCCAACTTCAGGAGAACACGGCCAAACATGTTTCTGGCTAATAGTCACCTCATACCATTGTGAATAAGCACTAAAAGAAGCACTCAATAATATAAATAAGAAAATGCTATTTTTAAGACTCATTAAAAACTCCTTCTGAATGCATCAATTATCACCACAGCAGCAATTATTAATAAGAGGTCTTGTGTTGATATAGCCATAAACGTCACCTACAAAAAAGGGCTAGTTAAACCAGCCCCATGAATTAAATTATTAAAATATGGTTTAACCGAAGATTGCGCCTTTAATCCATTTGAACGCCATAGCCAAACCAGCCATGCCAAGCTTTGCACTGTTTACCGCAACAAGTGCCGCCGTAGCCGTACCCGTAATGATTGCCACAATTGTTGATACATCAATAGACGGTCCACCTTCTGCCATTGCTGCATTTGCAAACATAGCCAGAGAAAACGCAATCCATACTTTCATTGAATTTTTCATATTAATTTCCTGTTTTAAAGCCAAGGTTTTGAAGTAACAAATTAAAGCAGAATGCCAAGCCATAAAGACCGACACACGCCCCTACAAATGCCAACATATCTTTAACCGTTAAATAACTGGTCGGTTTATCTAGCTGACTCTGTTCAACAAGCTCAATATATTGACAGCTTTCACCCGCAGATAATTGATGAACCAGTAAAGTCATATCAGATAAAACCTCTACACAAATCATTCAATCACCTATGAGTAAATAAAAAAGGCTGAGGGACATAGAAAGAAACCCCCAACCAAAAAATTAAAACGCTTTACCTTTACCGTCATATGGCAGCAATAATGTTTCTCTGCCAATACCTAAATCACCAAACGCACTAACAACAAAAGAGCTAGGAGCCAGATAATATTTTCCAGCTTTATATGCCGGAGTTCCTTCCGATAGCTTGATTTTCATTTCAACCGGAAATTTACCACCCGTATAAGCGTAACCAATTTGGGTAATCATTTTCCAAGGCTTACCCTTATCATTGACACCTTCTCTAACATCTAAACTTTCATTCTCTGCAAAAATTTCAACTACTAGTGCGATTTCCATAATATTTACCTTATGCGATTAATTTAATTACGTTTGCTGTATCGAATCCGTATTTTTTACTTAATTCGCCGACTTCTGGCTCGACATACCAATCAGGACGCTGATTAGAAAAATCAACATCAATAACTTGAAGCAAAGGAATAACATTATCCTTGCCATTACCTTGGAGATTTTGAATCTGAGCTTTACTAAAACCGATAGCAAGAAGTTCATTTAAATGATTATAAAAACTTGCCCGAACAGAATATGAATCTTTTACGGCTTCGTAACCATCAGCAACTAAAGAACGATAAAACCGAAATACCCTATCAGCTTTTGAATAAGAAACCTTGCCCTTTGGAGTGGTTCTAAAATAAGTCTGCTTAAGTTTATTATGAACTTCTTCATCATTAAATATATTCATTCTTTGACCCTCCAAGGCTGAAAACAACGGTGTAAATGATTTTAACCAAATATCTTGTATTAGAGATTTTCCATCTTTTTCATATTCAATTTGATATTTAATAGCTTGATATAAATTTTTTGGTATACACATTGAATCTAAATAACGTCTATGCGCGCCAGCTTCAAAACGAACTAAATTTCTAGAGAAGTTTATTAATCTAGGGTCTGACATAACATCAATAACCCTATCGAATGATTTTGAACCTGATTCCTGAGCAGAGCGTAAGGTATTTAACTGTCGATTAAATTCAGGATATTTTAAATAAACTTTTCTATCACAATGCCTAGAACCCTTTGTAAAATAACAAGTTGTTTCATGTTCATTTCTAACACTTTTTCTCATTTGACCATTAGAAACATTTTTAAGACATTCAATAACTTGCTTAGCTTGAAGTTCATTTTTAACACGAGCTGAATAAGTAGCATCAATTGCATCTAAAGATATATTAGAAGTGTCTAACATTTCATATAGGTCAGGATAAGTTTCATTAAGAGCACCCAGCATTTCATCAGCACCAAGAGCTATAGAAGTAGATCCAAAAACGTTATGACCTTGAATAATTTTTGCTGGAGAGCACTTCAATTCAACACATGGAGCACGCCAAACCGTACCCTGAAAAATTTTGAATGCCATACCTGTAAAACTCGTAGGTAACGATTCATATGGGTGACGTAAATCTGAAACATCATAGCGGTTATCTAACTCATCTCCCCTGTAATGGACAGACTTTGCCTCTAACCCAACCCCACGACGCGAACACTCCATAATGTTCACATACTCAATGCAATCACCACTTTTAGAAACACGAGTGTTTGTTACAAATTCGCGCTTGAAAGGAATCGATATTTTAAGTTTATCTATCAT